CCGCAGGATGGAATGGGCAAATTCGCGTTGGTTGTTGGTCGGCCGGTCGCCAGTGACGGCTTCAACCTTGGAATTGCTACCGGCGCGGAAGTATCGGATCTCACCTGGGATTAGCTCGCGCACGGCGACAGGCACGCCGTCGGTCGTCGGCTGCCCTTGTGCATTGAGGCCGCCGGAACCGAAGCCGAGAATCTGGTTGGCGGTTTCGGTCGGTCCGCCCTCCTCGTTGTGGACGATGAGCGATTGGCCGCTGAACACCTTCTGCGAAACCATCTCCAATCGGCGCGACTCGCTGACATCCTGACAGTCAAGGATTGCCGCAACCAACGGCGGGATTCCGCGCACTTGGTCGGGGTATTCCGGCAAGAACACCGGCACGATGGAATCGGCGGAGACGTAGCGGTCGTCTTTGGACGTGTCGCCGAGGATCTGGTAGCCGATAGGCCGGCCCACGTCGTTGACCACCACGCCGTCTTGGATGCGGTATCCGTCGAACGTCCCGCCAATGACTTTGGTAAGGCCACGGCTGCCGATGCGATGCGCCGGGATGTGCTGGAACTGCGGGTAACCGTTGGCCGTCTCGGTCAGCAACACAAACGAATCACCGTCGCGCAGATAGCACAAAATCAGCATTTCCCGCAGCGCCGACATCGTGTAATTGCCGCCATTGACGCAGCAAACGCGGTCATTGTCGTAAAGCCAACCCTCTGCCTGTTTCCCCCACGCTACGTCCAAGCCGTCAAACTGCTGTTGGATTCCCATGGCCCCAAGCTCGGCCATCTGGTTCAACGCCGACCGCACTGGGGACGCGTTCTGGTACAGATAGCGGCCCATCGAAACCAACGCCTCGCGAGAATAGCGCGTGACCAGACGCGACGCATCGTCGTTGAAGTCCTCGACGTATCGCCGTTGCCCATCGTAGCGCCGCGCCACGGGCTCCGTAAACGCAATGGCGTTGCGGTATTGCTCGGAGCCTCGCCGATCCGTGATCTTAAATGGTGCTTCGGCCATGGCTTACGGGATCGGGTTGATGGGGTTGGACCGGAAAAAGGACGGCATTTCCGACTGCGGCTGCAAGTTGGCCAGCGGATACGTCGTCGGATTGATGACGTACAAAGCACGCTGAATCATCCGCAGCCGAGTCAAAGCGGAATACTGCGGAGCGCGGCCAAACGAAGTGCCACCAGCGCCGCCAGAGGTCAACGCGCCGCCCTCAGCAATCTCGTCTTGGACCTTGCGCCGCGCCGCCAATAGCTCGGCCTCGGTCCATCCGATAAATGGGTTGAAGGCCATTTGTCCGTTTTTGCAAGTCAACTGTGAATTGACTTTTCCAGTCGCCGGCCCCTTGTTGACACTATGCTCGACATGGACGCAGCCGACCACCCGCTAGCCTCCGAAGCCCCGCAAGCAGACCCAATTGACGAACTGGTTTCTGAGCTTGCCGCGTCAGACCGCGAGCCGGACACAATCGACGCCATCGTCCGCGAATGGGCAGACGGGCGCGGGTCAATCGGGGCGTCGTCGATGTCGGGCGCGTTGGTCGACGTGCTCCATATGTTCACAGAGAAGAACCGCGATGGGCGCATCCTTGCCTATGCGCTTCTCTTTGTGCTGAACAAGTGCCCCCACTCCATGCACGACGTGGCCAAGCTGATCGGATGCACCCGCGCCGCCATCAGCAAAGAGAAGCGGATTTTGGAACGTCGACTTGGTATTCAAAGCCGCGTTTCGATGGACGACGAGGCCCGCGAGGATCGTGCGGCCGCGTGCCGCAAGCGTGGCCAGAAAAAGCCCCGTGGCCGTCAGTGGATCGGCGCCCAATTTTTCCGAATCAAAACCACACCATGAACATTCAGACATCCGACATCGCTAACATCCGAACCCTCGCGGCCACGCTGGCAGCATCCAAAGACTCCGCATTCATCGCGGCATCCGAGGTCGTCAACGCAGCCGCAGCACTTGGCCAAGCGTTGGAGCCGCACCAAGCCGAGCTTGCGGACATCGTGGCGCAGCTTGCCGACGTTGGCGGCGATCACCCCGTAACTATTGAACGCGCCCGCGATTGCATCCGGGTCGCCAAGCGCATCAAAGAAACCGGCGGCAAGCTCGACTCTGCCGACTTCCGCCAACTCCTGATGTGGACCGAGCTTGTCCCCGCTCCAGAGCCGCGCAACCCAGAGCCGGGCAAGCCCATCAAGATCCTCGCTTGGGTGTCCCGCGTTGCTGCTCGGATCCCTCGACTCAACCCCGACGAGAGACGGCAGCTCCGCGACTCGCTCACCGCGCTCCTTCGGCAGCTAGACCGGTGATCGGTCAGCGCCTCCACTTGTCCATCTCACGCTGCGCCTGACGGTTCTCCCATCTCTGCCGGCGCAGGTCTTCCCAAATCACGCCGACGCAAAAGCCGCACGCAAAGACAACGGCCAAAAGCAATGCGTGCGCGGTTGGCATCAGAACTCAAATATGGATTGGCTTTGAATGCCAGCGCCAATGTCGTATTTTACTGACTCACCCTTGGGGTACTTTTCAACCTGATATCGAAGCGCCGACCGCATCGCTTTCCGCTCGTACCGGTTCCCAACGAAGAACACATACCGATGCTTCCTCGGCCTCGACTCCAGATAGAACCGATCCCCGTATGTCTCCCGCATCCACTCCGCACGGTTCTCCTTGCCACGACTCCGATCCGCCACCGTCGCCCCATGCAGATGCTCCTCCCCCTTCACACGCCAATCCGTCCGGACCGCTGACAATCCCGTGTAAAGGAAGTTCGTCGCTTGATACACGTACCCGACATGGTTCCTCCCAGTGTCCGCATAGCTCACCACAACCCTGGGACTCGGCAGCAACCGCAACGAACGCCCCACCAATACGCTTGCGACGTTCTTCCTGTTGTCACAACACAACCGATTAAGCTCCAAAACTTTGTCGCACCATTCCGGCCCGCACAGGCCCGACCGCAAAGGCGCACTTGATGGAACACCGTACGTGACAACCCCAACAAGCAAAGAGCCGTCAAAAGCCCCAAAGGCGTGCGAAATTGGACACGTCCGCTTTGCGTAGTGGCGAACAAGCAGCCACGGCAAAGCCTCTGCGGTTTGAATCGGCTCAACCCTCAAGCTTCCGATGTCTTTTTGCCCACTCATCAGAACTCAATCATCCCCGCATCGGCAAGGATCGTGGACATGATTAGGACCATCTTAGCGCAGTCCCAGGCGTGGTTCTCCTTGGAGTGGGCAACCCATTTTTCGATGGGCCTTCCATTGGCGTCCTGCCCTTGCTCGCGATGCTCTGAACTCATCTGACGGTGATACTCGCGGGCCTTGGCCGAGTCAGGTTCCTTGGTCGGTTCCTGCCAAAGCCCCTTGTCGATCATGCGTTGCAAACGACTCGCCATTGAATCAGACGAGAAGCGGACCACAGTAACAAGCCGCTCCCTTGCCTGCGCCGTTGTGCCCTCGTAGGCGTCCACTTCGGCCGGCGTGGAATATTGCTTTTGGATCGTCTCAAACTCGCCAGAAACCTTGCGGTGGCGATGCGGAAACCATTGCGCCTTGTCGCCGATCAAACCAACCCCACGTCGCGCAGCAATCATGCGGAAGACGCTGTTGTCCTTGTTGCGGTTGTAGTTCACGTCCACGGCGAAGACGCTTGGCTTGAACTGTTCGCGCACGTCGTCAATGGCCTCGGTGGTCTCGCATTTGTCATAGTACAAGCGCCGGACAACCCCGCCCTTTTTGGACACCGCGCAGACCATTACCCAATAGTGCATCCGCTGCACGTCCACAGTCATAATCACCGCGCCTTGGTCCTCCCATCCTTCGGCGGCTTCGTACCGGACGAACTCGTGGACGATGGAATGGACGGACCTGCCCTGCGGGTTGTCGTGCTCCGCAAGGCGCTTTTGAATAAACAGCTTCAAAGGCTCATAGTTGCCCATGGCCTGCGCCTTCCGTGCTCCTAACCACTCGCGCACAAGCTCTGGCCACGGGAAGTCAATGAGCGCGTTCCAATGGAACAGCACGCGTTCCGGCGCGGTTGCCGCGTCCCATCCTTTGTAT